TCCCTCAGCCTCGGCTGCTGCCGCTGCCGCTGCATCATCATCTGTTGGGCTAGATGTCTGTGCATTGGCATTAGCAAGATCGAGCTGAGCCTGCTCAAGTTCAGCAGTTAACTCGGCAACCTGAGCTTCTAACTCAGCGACTCTATCCTGTGAATCAGAAGCTTCCTTCTCTAACTTCTTCGCGTCGCCAGGTGCACCAACAAGACCAGCCTTCTTAAGTGCAGCAAGATCATCCCAATCGCTCGGGACTTCCTCACCAACGGCATAGGTCTTGCCACCACCCTTAAGTGCGACGAGTGCAACATGCTTAGAAGCAGCCATTATGCAATCACCGACTTGTAGAGATAGCCAGCAACGTTAGAGACGATCTTGATGTCGTAACGGAACGAGACACGGAACAGATCAGCCTTGCGAGGTTCCTCGCGCCAGGTATCGACAGGTCGCACAACCGTATCGCTGTACGGATACACGAACGTCTTACCGAACGTCTTAGTCCTCTGACCAGTCTGTGGATCGACAACACCGATCCAAACATCCTTACCCCAAAAGTCCGAGATGGACTCTGTGGCATCGATGTTATCAGCGGTGTTGTACTGCGACTCAGCAATGATAAGCGTACCAGAGAAACCAGTAAGCTCAGCAAATGCTTCCTCGGCAGTTAAGCGGAATGACTTGAAACGATCAACGATCTTCGGATGGTTGCGAAGATAGCTCCACACCAACCAAGGCATCACGATCGTATTGGCTGCACGTCCAGACGAAACGTAAATCTGTCGTAATGCAGCCTCGACATCCGCAACAGGATCAGAAGAAGCAGAAGCATAGTTGTCCCACTGATCCGCCAGAACAAGCGTACTAGTATTACCAACGGGATAGTTGGCAGCTAAGCGGTACGCATCTGCAACAGCCTTCTCATGTCCAAGCATCACGGAGCGAGTAGCAAGCTCCGTTGCCTGCTGATTAAGCGAGAAGTCAACAGGGAACGTACCAGCAGCACCAAGTGTCTCTCGTTCCTCATCAAACACCGGAACCTGGAGAGAGTGCTCACGAACACTATACGTATCCGTGCTCCACTTGGCACCCTGAATTTCGTTAGCAACCGTACCCATCGCACGAAGGTCAGGGAAGATCAGCCAATCTGACCGATCGAACACCATGTACCTACCTGCTAACGTGGGCGTGTTGGTAATCGGAGCAACGCGCTCACCGACCAAATCCTTAGCGGTCCAACCAGTACTGAAATCGCTAAGTAGTGGATCGACGTCACGCAGAGTCCAGTTATCAAACATGTGGTTTACTCACCTCCTTCCAGATTACGGGGCCAGGGCAGCACCAAGCGTAATAGCGACCGGGATACGAGTTCCCGATGCACCATCAGCCTGTGCCACACCAATGACGCGGTTGCCGGTAGTAGACGTTACAGCCTGACCAGCGTTGTTAATACAAACCAACGCACCCTGCTGAATAGTACCGGCGCATTCCATCTCAGTGATACCAGCCATACGAACCGAAGCTAACTTCTGCTTCGTAATCTCGCCGGCTGACACACTGTACTGTGCAACGCCGATAACAACATCAGTAACAGCAGTGACAGGCGTAACTTCACCATCATTGCCCGTACCCTTAACAGCACGGAACTTAGTAATGGCAGCTGCGGCCTTGAAACCCTTATCAAGGACGAAGTTACCGTAAGCAGGCATTTATACCTCCCTTCCTCTACTTCGTCCGGGCAGCTGCGGCATACTGCCGTGCCAGGTCCGGGTGCTTTTCACTTGCGATCTTAACTGCGGCACCGTAATCGAGATTGTCTGCAACCCGAATCTCGGCCACCTTCTCTGCAAATGCCTTCTTTGCAGACTCAGCATCCGCAGGTGCTTCCTCGACACGCGAAGTGCCACGCTCACTGTAGTCCACCATACCATTCGTAAGAACGGCATCGAGCACATCAGTAAGATGTTCCTCAGTCAGCTGACCAGTGGAAAATGCCTTGTGCATATCCTCGATCTTGCTAACTGCGAGAGCAGAGAAACCGAAGGGAGTATCTTCCTTAGTCTCGGACTCACCCTCACCAGTAACCTTAACAACACGCTGCTTCGCATAGCGATCTGCGAAAGCCTTTGCCTTGTTCTCACGATCGGATGCCTCTAACCTCTGCATCTTCTCGAACTCAGCGGGATACCTCTCAGAGAATGCCTGCGCTGTCTTTGCGTCCTCTAGAGCGTCAACGATAGGCTGTGCTTCGTTAACACGCTCCGTGAATGCAGCAAGGACAGTATCCTCTGTAGGCTCTCCCTCTAACTTAAGAAGCTCACCGAGCTTCTTGAGGAATTCGTCCATATTGTCCTCCACGTCGTAAGCGTCGGGATCAGGCTCTACAGGTGGACTTGTGCCTCTAGTACCCTGAGAGTTCCCATCATCGTCGTTGTCTTGTCTAGGCGTAGGGCCAGTTGCGGGTTCGGAGTGTTCCCAATCCGCAACCTCATTTGTAGCAGGCAGCGCAGCTACCTCAGCAGCCAACTCCGAGAAGTTAAGGGGAACCATGTTCTTATAGAACGGCTGGTTAGTTAAGGCACCACCGGCAGGTACATCCTTGAACTTAACCTGTGTTGTCTTATCTTGCCACTCGTCGTACCACTCAGGAGAGAAGTACTTCCAAGCACCATCCTTAATCTCGTTGCTGGCTTCCTCCGTAAAGACAACGCGCCAATACATGCCATCATCTCTACGTTCCATTTCCCTGACCCATCCAGCAGCCTTAAAGCCCTTAGATGCGTCCCTACCGAAATGCTCGTAGTTGATCGGCAAGTCCTGTCCATACACGTTATCGTTGAAGTGTTGAATGAATCGATCAATACGACTTTCATCAACAACTTCCTCACCGTAGACCGGATGGTGGAAGGTACCCATAGGAGAAGCCTGAACCCACACGCCTTCGGTGAGTTGATCGCCTGAGAATGCACTAAGCTTCTCAGTAAACACCATGAATTGCCTGCTCATATATTCACCTCCTCCTATCCTTCGTCCGGCGCTTTACCAACATTACCAGTTGTATCTCCCTTAATACCACCACGATCCGTAGTAGGACCAGGAACCTTCGGTGGTAACTCAGGACGCGGTTCTAACTTCTGTGGCATATCTGCCTGCTTGCGAACCCACTGTTCGGTAGGATCGTCCATTGTGACGATACCTTGCGAGACAAGGTTCGACATGGCAGATGCCCACATCTGAATATCCTTACCTTCACCGATGTTCCGAACCTGCATCTTCGGGAATCTATCGGTGTCAAAGTTATATCCAACAAGCCGGGGAATCAGGTACAAGTTGAATGCCTGGCAGATGTTATTGCCTACGCTGCGTAACGACTTCTCATACATGTTCTGATGGGAACCCGATGTTGCTCGACCACCACCACCTGCATCCTGAATACCAAGCAGTAGGAACTGAGTCATCACGTTAAGCATAATCATGCCGTTGTGATGCTCAATAGACTTCATCACATCTACAAGTGCGCCCTCCGGCTTAACGAAGTCCATAACGTAGCCAGGAGGCTGGACGAATCCAGCTTCTTCATTAGCGCGCACATTGCGGACGAGTTCCTTAGCTGCTTCCTTGTCCTCATCCGTGTATCCCATCGGTAGTGCAATACGCGGGATACCAAGAGCATGACGTTCCTTCTGAATTGCATCGATCTTATACAAGTGGTCCTTGTAGAACCAATGCTTATAGCTTGTCCTTAATAAGCTCTTGCCTGTGATATCCCCACCCCGCTTGTTAAGGGTAAAGATGATGAGCTTATTAATGGGGATGTTGACATCCTTCGTGCGGCCTTCGGCGTCAATAGCGGTCTGTACCACGCCGGCAGGACCGCCATTGTCATCATACAGATATTCCTTAATCGTAGTGGGGTGCCTAATAGCAAGCTTACGCAGCATGGTGTAGTTTCTACGATTAGCACCGCTACGAGTAGGTGACCACTGGCGAGTCTCGAATACAGGCTCAAGCAAACTGTGACCATACTCGTACATACGCAGGACATCATCCATTACCGTGAGGAACGGAATGGTCATACCTTCAAAGAGATTGAACCGGACGAACTCGGCAATGTCCAAGTTCTCCTGCTCACCGTCGTATGGCTCCATAAAGAAGTCAGCCCCCATTACGGGGGCTTTACCTGCACGGAGCGAAACGTCAACGGCAGCATCGTTAGACGACATGAGTTCGTACTGCCGATAGGCACTTTGTCTAGTGCCTAACGCGGGAACTACGTCACGCAGGATTACTGGCGCAGAGCTACCTAACTCCTTAAGCGCGTCAGGCTCAACCTGAGTCGAGCCTGTAGCATTTAACGATGTAGATGTCTCGCGTCGGCGTGCGTCGCCTCTACGGGGGATAAGCGCCATTTAGGTCGGGAATCCCTTTGATAGTGTTACGTTCATTTTGTTCTGGAAGAACGTAGCTGCTTCTGTACGGGCACGGCCACCGTACACGTCAGCCAAGCTACCCGCTCCTGCACGAAGAACCACGAATTCATTGAAGAAATAACGTAAGGCATCCGGGCCGTGGTCGTCGTAATCATGCTGTCGCTCCACCCCCGTTCGTCCTTGTGCATTATGACCTTCACGCACTTCTGCATAACGCAACTGATCCATCTGTCTAGTTAGATTAATGCATGATGGATCGATAAGTAATCCGCTCGTTCCATCAGGACGAACCTTAAGTGCCGCGCGAATCGCCTCTACACCTAATGACCACCCCACAGAGTTACCGGAGATATGGCCAAGTAAGGGAGCTAGTGTAGCAATCTCATCTGCGCCTCGAGGATCACCGAACATACCATTGATGTGGTAGCCATCGGGATTCTTTCGTGCAGCGATTACCTTACCATGCTCATGCGTGGCCATACCACTTACCTGATACTCCCTCCAAACCAATACGCGATCTGACGGATCGACCATAATGTCAAGAACAACGAAGGGATCAACATAGCCAAAGTCAAACGCCAAGTAATTCTGCCACTCGGGATTATACTCGATCTTCTTGACATGGTAATGGAATGAGAACTCGGTGTAAATCTTACCTTCGAACGCAGTGAATTCGGCTGCGTACTCTTGAAGGAAGTGCTGCTTCGAAACGGTACTTTCAATGCGTAAGATTTCCGAATCAAATCTTCCCCCTGGATACATGTTTGTGTTAGTCCAAGTCGGGAACTGCCATGAGTCGTAGTCAGTCATCTCTGGCATCTGACCTAACTGCCACATTCCCTGATACCAGTTGAATCCACGTGGCGTACTTGGGAAGATAGCGAAGCCTCGTCTATCTGACAACGCCGGCTCAATGAACATTTCCCAAGTAGATGCCTTATGCAAGGCAGCCTCAGACATGATGACACCATCTAGACCTTCACCGACCAGTGAATCAGGTCTATCGGCTGAGACTACTTCTAGGATCGGACCACCGTTAGGCATCTCAATCCGCATGTCCCCCTGCTTGACGTTATTGCTGAACTTAAGCTTAGGTACCTTAAGCTTCTGAACGAGGTTCAGCAAGACAACGCGAAACTCTTTCTCCCCAAGACGATACGTTGGTCCAACGATCCAATAGCGCCTACGATCACGAAGATCATTAGGCGTCGGCTCCATCATGTATGTTGTAAGCTCCATTCCGGCCGAGAGACTTTTACCGAAACGACGCCCACAGCAGGGCACAACGAACCTAGATTCGCTATGGTGAATTTCCCACTGTTCTTCCCTCGGTACGTAATCGAGGATTTCGAACAGAGCGCGCTTATTGATATCAGCTTGTCGTCTCAAAGTTCCTCTACTCGGAACACCACAGGGCCAAGAATAGGAGCCTCTGGTGGAGCAGATAGACTAAGGAATAAACGATACTTACCTGATGGCCAACCACCAGCACTAGATGTATCAATCAAACACTGTGCGGTCATTAACTCACCAGCGAAGATGTCTGCGTTTGTAGGACCTTGCATCGGAGTATCATCTTCATCGTACACATTGAACGTAGGAGTCAGAGCAGTTAGATCATCGACGTTATCAATGCGGTCACCGATGTTGACCAGCAGGTACTCTTTAGTGCCAGATCGCAATACACCTGGGATTTGAATGGAAATGCCGTCAGATACAGTCATGCCCTTATCCTCCGTTTAGGTGCAGAACCCCAATAGAACCAGCGGGGCTGCGCCCTCGTAACCATCCACCGTAGCGTGCAGCCAAGCAAGCTCCATCTCTTTTCAACGTCGTCAATGTACCACTTAGTATTTGCAGATATAATGTAGAATACACCGAGCGTCGTGGGGATGATGTGGATATCGAATCCACCGACGGTAATCTTGATGTAGACCAGATCAGAGTCAAGTGCAGTAAGGAACTCTACACTGGTGGGCTGGATATCTACATAGACCTCGGCTGTCTCACCTTGATCGATTTGCTCGGTAGCACTAGGCTGGATGTCGTAGTAGATCGTTGCACTATCTACGAACTCAGCGAACTCCGTACTAGCTACACTTAGATCAATCGGTACTGTATCCGAATCAATGAACTGAGCTATATCGGTCGGGATGACCTGAATGTCGTATGGAATCGTGGCGTCGTCTACACCAGCAAAGACCTGTGTATCCGTAACCGAGATATCGACGTAAACGGTAGCAGCCTCGAGAACCTCGCGAAACTCAGCACTAGCAACCTGTATGTCGTAATAGACGGATGCACTGTCTACAAAGTCTGCTGCTTCCGTACTGGCAACTTGAATGTCTACTAAGACTGTTGCTGCATCGGTAGTGGCACCAGTTAGCTGTTCAGTGCCAGATGCCTGGATATCGTAGTAGACTGTATTGCTATCGATGAACTGAGCGGTATCTGTTGCACTTGTCTGGATGTCTACATAGATTGTGGCCGCATCACCAGTCGCTTGGAGATACGTTTCTGACGAATCAACCTGAATGTCTACATAGAC